CATACGGCAAATTAAAAAATTGATAGTTATTAATTGAAAAATGTTAATTTTTGTCTGTATTAATAAGTAATAAAGATTACTTAATTAAAAAAATCAAAAAAAGGAGAATAACAAAAATGAGAAAATCAATCTACGATATCAGAGATGAAAGAAAGAAAGAAATCAACAAATACGGCAGCAAGGAAGTGCAGGCAACAAAGGCAAAAGAATTTTTGCAGAATACAAAAATAACAGATGTTATAAAAGTACCTGCCGTCATTAACCCTGCTAAAGTAGTTAATATTTTAAGAAACACAAACGGCATTAATTGGGCTTATATTAGTGCAAGTTATAGTGATTATTCAATAGTAACAATTATTTTATAGGAGGTATTTATTATGAACAGTATCGAATTAAAAAAGGAATTGCAGGAAATGGCATCAGAAAATAATGCATATAGTAAAGAAATTTATAACGGCATTATAGATGCAATTATGAATAGATATATGACTATTGCAGATTATATGGAAGAAAAAGCACTTGCTACAATGCAGGGATTTATTAATAGAGGCATTTTAACATGGTAGAATTGAAAAATTATAATATAGTTAATATTTCCCTTGGTTGTATTTCCTACAATCAAGCGGAGGACTACACCAAAAAACATATTGATAAAAGCGGTTTACTTGATATTGTATCAAGTTTAGAATCGGATGCAGTTTTCTATAATCGTATGATTGCAGAAAATCAGGAAATCGCAGAAAACATTATAAACGAAATCAAGCAACTTGAGGAAGTAAACGAAAGCAAAAAACAATATATCGAAAGCAATCAAGCGGATGCATTAATTAAAAGAGGACTTGCGGACGTATGTTTTCAATATGAGGAAACGGAAAAGAAAATCCAGAAACTAGCATCCGAGTTAAATGGAATTAATCGCAGTAATACAAGGGCATTAAAACGATTGGATGCTATACAAAAAGCATTGTATCAGGGTAAAAGACTTGTAATGCAGTTTATAGGATAGGCAATAAAAGGGATATTTTAAGAATAGTTAAAAGGCAGATGCAGAATAAAAAAGTATCTGCCTTTTATAGTGTTCTTAAAACACTAACAAACATAAATACAAGAATATAGAAGGAGGTCATCATTATGGCAGAATTAACATTGAATTATCAGGAGACAGAGGAAAGTAGAGAATTAACATTGTATATTGAAAATACCGGCAGACTTTACAGAAGCAGTATAAGACCTATTATTTTAAATCTTGCAAAGAAGTATGCAAAGGGAACTTTTGAGACAGAAAAAGCAATCAAGGCTTTTTATAACCTTGCAACGGAAGGCGCAAAAATGTATGCAAAAGAGTTTGCAACGGCTACAGAATGGAATCAGATTTTTTCAGTAGCAGACAGAAAAGCAACGGCTTGTGCATTGTTAGAAGGCTATTTTGAGAATATCAACGGGCAGAATCCATTAAACTAAGGAGGCGGAAATTATGGGTAAATATTTAACTAAGAAGCAGGCGGAAAGCATTTTTAAAGAAGAGTATGCAGATTTTTTGAAAACTGCTACACCAACGGACAAAAGATGTGTATGGAATGACTTCACGGATTATCTTTGCAAAGATGGGCAGATATCAGAGAAGCAGTATAACACATGGACACATCCCAGCTTTTGCAAATAGTCGATGAATTTGTAAATCTATTTATGAGCAGTTAAAAGGCATTAATTCTTGTTAATGCCTTTTATAGTGCTTATAAGTATTTAGCACTACAAAAAAAAGAAAAAGTATTAAATAAAAACCAATAAACGGAGGCAAAAAACAATGACAAGAAGCAGTATAACAATTTATGAGGCGGAAAAAATCAGTTATGCAGATATTCCATCCTATAAAAGCAGATTAAAAAACAAAGGCTTTAACCTTAATAATATATGCATAAGTCCATCATGTATATATAAAGGTTATTACGCAATAACGGCAATTAAGGAGGGTTGACAAGATGAATTATGTTACAACGTCAGAAGAGTTATATACATTAAATCAGGCGAGAAAACTTATAGAAGCGGAAAACAGACGCAATGCACGCAAAAATGCGAGAATTAAAGCAAGAAAACGTGTAGAAGTTATATATTACATAAAGCAGAAGTTGTCCGGCGCAGCCTTGACGGCTATATCTGTATTAATTCCATTTATTAATAACGGAGACATAACCGCAAGTGTTTTCTTGCTGCCGTTGGGAATTTATCTATTATTTACAAAAGAAAAAGTAATGCAGTTTTAAAAAATTAATGATATAATAACAGAAAGCGGAGGCGGTACAATGATTTATGGATTGACAGAAGCAGACTTGCAGAGAATTGACAAAGAAACAGTTAAAAAGATGATAGCAGAGGAAGAAAAAAGGCTTAATATATGGAGTATTCCAAACTATGAAAAGAAGCAGATAGAAGAGGGAATAAAGCAGTTAAAAGAACTGTTAAAGTCTTAAATCGTGTATTTCAAAGTGAAAATTGGAGGGATTTTATAATGACAGTAGAAGCATTGGAAAATAAATTAAATGAAGTTGGCACAATTGCCTTTCGTTGCAATGATACATTTATAGGAATGTACAAAGAGGAAAGAGATGATAGATTTGGAAAACGTACAGAGATACATTTAGCAGGTGAAACATTTCTACTTTGTAATGATAAAACTATAAATGTTACTGGTGATGTATATTATAGAATGAATGATGTGGAAAGTTTGTTTTATGATGGAATGGTTTTAAGAGGAAGTATTATAAAAGCCGTTGAAGATGGAATAATTGAAGTGATAGAGGACTATAAAAAGCCTGAAATTACGATATATAGTATTGAGGAATTGGTAACAAAAGCACTTTAGAACTACTGTTCAAAAGGGAAATAGAAGGGTTGTGATGGAATGAGTGAAGCAAAAAGAAAAGCACTTGAAACACTTGAAGAGATAAAACGGATTTATGAAGAATCGGAAAGTGAATTGTTATGTGCTGGATTTTATGATGAATTTATGGAAGTAGTAAACGGACAAATAAAAGAGATAGAGGAAACAACAGTATAGAGGAGGCTGTGTGATATGACAATTAAAGATTTAATGGAACAGGGAATATATTTGCAAGGGACAATCTCTGTTATAAAATGGGATTGTAACATGGATGATGCAGAAGCTATTACTACAACATCAAATATGAATGGAGAAAACATTCCAGAAGATGTGCTGGATTTGGAAATTAAATACATGTATGCAGAAGATAATATTTTTATTATTGAAGTAGTAGAAAAAGAAAACTAAACAAAGAAGACATAAGCAAGTAGCAAACAAAACTACTTGCTTTTTTTAGTGAAAAAAATAAACGGATGGAGGTTGATTTTTATGCGTACAGTAACAGAAACATACAATGTATATAACTACAATGAATTATCAGAGGAAGCAAAGGAAAAAGCTAAACAATGGTATCTTGACGATGATACAAGAACATATGTATTTGAGGACACATACACGGAAGATTTACACTATTTGTTTTCTGATAGTGATTTAAAGATGCAATTTTCATTGTCTTATTGTCAGGGTGACGGGTTGAACATTTACGGAAAATTGGACTTGATGAACGTATTCACAGCAATTAGAAATAAAGAATATTGTGGTGATACATTCAAAAACTTCTGGGATTTTATGACAGAAGAAGAACAGAAAACCATTGAAGCATACATGAAAAAATGCGGAAGATACATTGATTTACCATACAACAACGGACATTATTCTTATTGTGTGGCAGATAGAACAGATTTTGCGGAAGAATGGATTGATACACTTGAATATTACAGATACAGAGATATTAAAGTTGATACCATCCGCAAGATGGAAAAACTTGTGATTGCAATGTTTACAGAGTTATCAAAGACTTATGAAGAATATGGATACAAATACTTTTATGAGGTAGAAGATGAAGAAATGACGGAAACTTGCGAAGCTAACGGATGGGAATTTTTAGAGGATGGAAGCTATTATGCAGCATAAAAAGTCAATGAAAGAATCGTTTTGAAGTGAAAATAAGGAGGTAAACAATATGATTTGTGCAGAATTTGAACGATTAGAGGAAGGTTATAGAGTAGATGCAGAATGGATTGGTTACAGCAATGCAAACATTATAGAAGCCTTCAGAATGGAAAATATTGATATTAAAAAGATACTTGACAATATGAAAGTAGGTGAAACAATAGCCTATAACATTGGATGGTGGAACGGATGCGGAATTGCTAAACGTGGAATAAAGCCGGAAATTATTGAGTGCGGAAAGTGAGGTTAATTAAATGAAAAAGTTTAGAGGTTACATTGAAAAATGGATAGACGGACAGAAGGTTAGAGGAATAAACGTATCATTGTATGACATTCAGGAATGTGTTAGAATATACAATGCAATGATACAGAAGGAAAAACCTTCTTTTATCAATGGAAAAGTAAAGGAAATTCTTGACAAGTGTAACATTAAAACAGTAACGGAAGGAATTGGATGGAGGGTTGCATAATGGAAAGCATTGTAGGAAAAATCGCAAAAGGATATTCAGATAGTTGCCAGAAGCAAGTTGAAGGAAAGATATACTATCACTATTCAAATGGAATTGATATTCTTACAGATGGTGGACTTGTATTTGTGGAAAATGGAAAATATGAGATTGTAGAGGACTAACAAAACAAGTTAGTCCTTTTATATTGGAAAGTTAGCAGAAGCACCAACATAAAGTTGTTAGTGCTTTTTCTATACCCTGAAATGCTGATATGAAGCAGAGTATGGAGTGCTTATGCTTTTCACTTAAAAGAAAGCAGTTATAAAAGAGAAGTAATAAACGGAAACAAACATAAAACACATTATGGAAGGATGGTTGATATTATGAGTAAATATTTATTTTTGTACAAGGAAAACACAGAGAATAGAGATTGTTGTGCTTACATTGATTTGAATGATTTAAAAAAGAATCATTTGTGTTGCGATGGAAAATTTAATATACACGGAGCGTGTTATAGTAGTAGTTTGGGAGGTAGATATCATAATGCAAACTATGGAGATATTAAAACGATTTTAACTGAAGAAGAATATAAGTTATTATGCAATCCAAACGGAACTGATTTAACAAGTATCATTGACAAGTTATTATCAGAAGAAAATCAGGAACTTTTTGAAGAAATTCAAGCAGAAGAAACAGAGTATTTGATGGATGAATATAATCTTGATGAAGAAGATGTACAGAGAATTTTTGATGAATACGGACTTTTTGATGAATACGGACTTGATTACAAGGATAGAGGGGTTGTTAGTTGCGTATTTAATGACGCATACGATTTAGGATATGAAGAAGCATGGAGTTGTGGTTATGTTAGCAACAATGACAGTATTATGGAAAGATATTTTGACTTTGAAAAATTTGGAGAGGATTTATTGGAAGACGAAAGATATATACAACTTAATGACGGAAGAATTGCAGTATTGAATTATTAAGGAGGTAGAAATTATGTTTATCACAAACAAGGATTTTGAAACAATCAAGAAAGCACTGGAATTATTACCTCATGGAGAGGATTTTAACGGACTTTCAAAGGAAAAGCAGGATATTATTGTAAATGCAGATGCTACAATGGTAAATCTTTTAAAGAAGAAAGAAAAGGACAATAAAAGAACTGCTGAATATGTGGCAGACAAGAGGAAGATAAACAAGAATTATGCACGATAAAACAATGGTTTTAAGTGGAAAATTTAAGGAGGATTAATTATGCAGAACGTATATGGAATTACAGGAATACAAGTAAAAATTATAGAAGTAACAAATACAGACGCAGAAGAATTAAATGGTTTTATTGCAGAGTATGACGGAAATATTATTGATATTCAAACAGTAGGAATGATGTATGGAGTGTGTAAATTTATCATCACATATAAAGCATTTGATTTAGATTAGAAGGGAGTGGAAACAATGTCAAACTTAACACACCTATTCAAAGTAGGACAGAAGGTAACATACAGAAACAATGATTTTGACGCAACCTGCCGGAATATTCCTTGTGTAGTCAAGGAAACATATTCAGATCACATCATTATCACGGACACGGAAACAAATACAGATTTATGGATTGAAGAAGGTTTTAATATGGATTGTGTATATCCTGAATATAACATGATTGGAGGTTGATTTTATGAAAAAGAACTCACATATAGTTGTTACAGTAGAAGAAAACGGAAAATATTATGCTTACATGATTAAGCATAACAATAGTAAAAACCTTTTGTATATTGCAAGCATCAAAGGAATTTTACACGCAAATATTTGTGACACAAAGAAAGAAGCAGAAAGAATTATTGAGCAATGGAACGAAAGTTACAAACAGAACGGAACATATATGTTTGATACACCAAAGTTTTAGGAGGTTGCGAACATGATGGAAAAATATAAAGGATTTACAATTCAAGAAAACAAAATCGAATGTACTTATAAGGAAGAAAAATTTACAGTTACAAATTATCTTGTTTATAAAGAAAAAGATGGAGAGAAATATTTTCTTCCAGAAGTTACGGCTTTTGATACTATGGAAGAAGCAAAGAAAGTAATTGATAAGATATTGGAAAAATAGTTTTGAAATGACGATTTTAAGGAGGAAATGATTATGTATTATGATGTAGTTGTTAGTATTTATGATGAAAGTGGCAAAAATGATATTAGAGTAGATTCACATTTAGTATGTGGTGGTTTTAAAACAGAAGATGAAGCAATGGAATATATCAACAACAATGAAATTAATGAATATAAGTATTGTTATTCAGATAAAGAATATCCTTGCATTGAAATTGAAGAACATAACGAAGATGGAACAGTTGCTAGTGTGATTACTATTGATTAAGGCGATAGAAGAGTGATTTTAAGAATGGAGGAATTAATTATGGAATTAGTATATTTTGAAAATTCATATTGGGAAGATTATAGTGTGAACAAAGAGGAAGATGCATTGGCAAGTATTTGTATTGACGGATATCCACATGATGAAAATGCAGAAGGTCAAGTTGTTGCTAAAGTATGGATTACAAAACATAAAGATATTATTGTTGACTGGCATCATAACGGATATAGAATGAATGAAACTGTATTGGAATTGATTGAGGAATCCAAAAAGAAATTGAAAGAGGAATACTGTAAATAGAATAATGATTTTGAGGAGGGTTTTAATATGCAAGAAAGAGAAGTAAAAATCGCACTTGTACCTAAAGAATGGACTTGCGAAGGAACAGATATGTTCAGAGTAAGTTGTGATGGAATGAAGAACGGATGGGGAGAGACACTAGCATCCGCAATTAAAGATTTTGATGAAAAGAATAGGCAATAGAAACACAATTTTGAGGAGATTTTTAATATGGCAAATAATTATATGAAAGATAATTCAAGTCAAGTTGTAGAAGATATTAAGTGGATATTATTTGATGATAGAGACTACAATTCATTTACGCAGTTTGAAACTTGGGTAGGTGATGGACATTCTTTTATCGTTAAAGACGAAGATGGACAAGAATATAGAGTAACAGTAACAAGAGAAGAAATGTAGCTTTAGATTCAGGATTTTAACAGGGAATGGAGATTGATATTATGGATAAAAACGAAATTAGAGTAAAAGTAAATGGTGGATATTTAGTAGCAGGAAGAAATTCAGACCCAGATTATGACGGAATTTACATTGTGTTTGAAACTGATAATGGAGATATTATTGATGTGGTTTTAACAGAATGTAAGGCAGAGAATGACAAGAAAAAGATTGATGTGTACTGCTATGAAGATATATATACAGAGAATTTTACAAAGAAGTATACACTTGATAATGAAGAGATTTATAAGGCAATTAACGGATAGCCTTGAAATCGGATTTCTAAAGTAGAAGGAGAGAAGAATATGAGAAACTTTAAGGTGTATAATTTATGTATCAATGGAAATATTGCAAGCGGTATTGTAAGAGGTCTAATTTATAGAGTGACATTTGATTTCATACCAACAGAATCACAAGCAAAAAGAGCTATTAGAGAATCGGCAAGTTGGAATAATTGAGGAGGAAATAAACATGAATATAGGAGAAAGAGAAGTTAAAATTGTACTTGTGTCAAAAGAACTAATTAATGAAGAAGAGGACATGTATAGAGTAAGTTGTGATGATATGCGTTGTGGATGGGGTGTAACGTTGGAAAAAGCCATACGAAATTTCGATACAATGAATTATCGTAAATAGGCAATGAAACTCGTATTTTAAAGAATAATTGGAGGTATTGATTATGAAATGGTATGAATTAAATGAATTAAACGGAAAAACAATAGAGGATTTTTGTAAAGGAAATGAAACAGATTTATGTATTCATCATGGAAAACATATCTATGTAATTACAGATGAAGGTGATGGATTTATGGATGCCAGAAATGAAAATGACCTTAGAGTTAGTGTTCATAATACAGAATCTCATGAATTGGTAGATTTACAAAATTCGGAGTGGAAGGAAATTGGATGTTACAGATTTAACCCAATAGATAAAGGAACGTCTGACACATATTGCTTCTATATATCATATGAAGAGGAAGCAAGAAAGTTAGTAAATTGTATCGAATATGCAGAAGATTACAATGTGGATTGTTGGGGACAAAGCATTTGGGAAGAAGAGTAGACAATAGAAGTCGCATTTTATCGTTGGAGGTAATGAAAATGAAATTAGAAAAAGAATATGGAGAAATAAACGGAAAATGGGAAGATATTAAAGAATCGGTTGCATCTAAAGTTAGAGAAATGATTGATGATTTTTCTGAATGGTGGAATAACGATGCAGAAGAAAATGAATTTGGTGGTGTTTATTTAGATATAAATGAATACTCACTCTTCATCGAAACAACAGAAGATGATGTTATTAGTAATAAAGGAAACATATGGCACGATACAATTCGAGGAATTTTTGATTGTGACCAAACACTTTGTTACAACTTGCATAGTAATGATTGGAAAGATGATATTTATTGTGCAGTAATGGAATTGATTGAAAAACATCAATAAAATTCACATTCAAAAGTCCTTTAAATTGGACAATAAATTATGATATAATATAAAAAAAGAAAGTGAGGAATAAAATATGAGTGCAATATGGATTTTCGCAGGTATTATTTGGTTGGTATATAATTTAGTAAAGGATTCTAATACAAAACAAGTACCAAATGGATCTGATTTTGTACAAGCGAATCAAGATTATTACTCAGGGAAATATTCTGCTAAAGAAGTGGATAAAAGGTTGAAAAACGGATATTATGTAAAGAAAGATGATTGAAAGTGAGGAGATAATATGGAAATATTATTATTGATTGGATTATTTGTTGTAATATATTTTATCGGTCAAGCAAACGTAAATGCAAAGCTGGATAATTATGACATATCAAAGATAGATAATACGAAACTAACAAGAGATATGTGCAATGGGGTAAGTGTAGCAGAACGTAGAAGACGTTGTGTGAATGGATATTATGATAAAAAGTAGGAAAGTGAGGAAAGAAAAATGTTTGTAATTTGTTTAATTGTTCTTATCTGCTTATGTATTTATCATGCAAGTGAACCTACAATCCCTGCCGACTATCATAGGAATTGGAGATTGGAAGCACAAGATGCTAATAAGGTACGATTTGGAGAAATGAGCCAAAGAGAGTTTAACAAGAATATTAGAAATGGAAAGTACAGATAAGAAAGGAGGTAGATAAATATGGGTGGATTAATTTTTGTAATTTGTGTGATTGGAATTATTTATAATTTGTGTAAGGATGCACATATTCACAATACTCCTGTTATTGGAAGTAAAAAAGATATTATAACAACACATCCTGAAAGATATAGGAATTATTTAGAGTGTCAGAAGATTATAAATGGAGATAATAAAAAGTAAATATGGAAATAAGTTGAAAGCCATTAGGGTAAAACCTAGTGGCTTTTCTAGTGGAGAAAATGGAAAGGACGTGATATAATTGTGTAGATGTAAGATGGGAAATCCAAAGAAGACAAGCTCTTTCATTTGTTTGAAGTGTTTGCAGATTGGAATTTCAGGAATACAAAGAAAATCGCAACGTGAAAAGTTTCATGTGAAGGATTTATTCTGTTACAATTGTCAGACGGAAACAAAACATATAGAAATCAGACATTGCGATTGGTTGGAAGAAATTAAAGACAAGGCGAAAGATTTACATATAGAATATTACGGAAAGGTAGGTTGATGGTTGGTGGAAATAGTATCGCAAAAGAATTTAGAAATTCTTATTGATATGGGATTTGAAATCACTTATCAAACAGAAGATTTTATTAAATTATATAATGGGAAATATGATTTAGAAATCGACTTGTTTCAATCAGAAGAACGAGATTTTTATTCAGGTGTGTATATGCATATCATAAGAGACAATATTGTAACCAAAGAATGTAAGGGCAGAAATATAATATCGAATATTACAAGATATATAAAAAGACATTGTAAATAAATGGATTATTTTATTGAACACTTTTGAACACATTTAATGTAGACAAAAGTGTTTTCTTATGTTATGATATAAGAAACAGAATAAGGAGGTTAGTCTTATGGAAAAGACATATAATATAACTGAAGCAGCCGAGAAGATTGGAGTATCGGTTAAGACACTACAAAGATGGGATAGGGACGGAAAATTAGTGGCAAATAGAACGCCAAGTAATAGAAGATATTATACAGAAAAGCAGTTGAGTGAAATTTTGAATGTGGAGGAAAATAAAATGAGAGAAAAATTTATGGTAATTGCAGAAAGATTTATTGAATACTTGAAAGATGGAGATTTTACAGTAAGTTTTGATTTTGTTATGAGTGATGGAACTAACAACTTTGATTTTGGAACAATTGCTCCTCATGGTGGATTTGGAAACTGGCTTTTCGTAACATCAATGTATGGCGATGGTTCAGGTTCTAGTGCATCATTGCTTGTTATTGAAGATGTAAATGATATTGAAGATAGTTGGGATGATTACTTGGATTATATTACTAATTACTACTTTGAGCATTACAAGGATTGGACACCAGTAATTTAATCAACAGAAAACAGGAGGTAGAAGATATGGCAAGAGGTTTAGGAGCATCTGCAAGTGGAAAATCTTGTAGTTGTGAAGTGAAAGATAAAAGCAATTGGGAAATCATTGGATATGCAGGAAAGAAGAAAACTGTATATTGTAGCAAGTGTAAGGCGCAATGGGATACATCAGCAAAGTATGTTAATGAATTAAAGAAAGCGAGTTACTTGAAATAATAGATTTAAGGAAAGAAATGGAGGAATAAGCTATGCATATACCAACAATTGAAGAAGATTACACATATAGAATGGAAAGACTTATGAAGAAATTTGTAGGTCAGTATGAAGAACTGCAAGGATTAGATGCGGAAGAATTACAAGATAAGATTTGGAATGATTACGCAAAGGAATTTGGACACGCAGTATTAGAAGATATGTCTGAGTTCTCTGGTGATGAATTGTTTGAATTATAGTCTTGAATTATAGGATTTATCGGGAAAATTGATTTGAAAAATTGTGGTGGGTAGGGTATAATATACTCTATCTACCATAGAAAAGGATGTGATTGACATAGGAATGACGGAAAAAATTAAAATCCTTATGATTAAATGTGACATAAATCAGAAGGAGCTTGCAAATAGATTGGGTGTATCGCAGCCAACACTATCTGGTAAATTTAAACTAGATGATTGGCGAGAATCCGATTTGCAAAAGATAGCAGAGATTTGTGGTTGTGAGTTTGAAGGAAGTTTTAAATCAAAGGATTGGACTGTATAAGATAGGTTTAGACTAAAAATAATTAGGTCTAAGCCTAATTTTATGCTTGACAATATAGGTCTAAACCTATATAATATAGGTGTAAGGATAACAAAGTCCTTCAAATATCAAAAAACACAAGGAGGAAAATTATTGAGAGTAGGCGAAATTAGATACAACAAACTTGGAACACCAATGAGGATTGCGGAAATTAGGAACAGTGAAGATATAACAATCGAGTTCTTGGATTTACACAATATGAAAAAGAAAACTACATATAGCAATTTTAAAAACGGTGGAATTAAAAATCCATATGATAGAAGTATTAAAGGCGTTGGATATCTCGGAGAAGGCGAGTATATGACGGGTCAAACCTTACATGATAAAAGAGCTTTTGGAATCTGGACTGGAATGATTGATAGGGTTTACAACGAAAACATAAGAGAAAAGTATCAAGCATATAGTGATTGTCTGATTTGTGATGAATGGCAATGTTACCAAGAGTTCAGAAAATGGTACGATGGAGAATTCTATAATGTAGGAACGGAAAGAATGCACATTGACAAAGATATATTGTATAAGAACAACAGAATTTATAGTCCAAAGACTTGTTTATTAGTTCCTCAAAGAATAAATATGTTATTCATGCATAGACCAAACCAATATGGATATCCCAATGGAATTAAACCAAGAGCAAAGGGAAGATTTGAAGCTAAGTACAACAATGAGCATTTAGGGGTGTTTGATACATTAGAAGAAGCTGCAATTGCTCATAATAAAGCAAAGAAGAAAGCGGTAATAGAAGTAGCGAATGAATATAAAGATAAAATACCAGACAAGGTTTATCAAGCATTGATTAACTGGATTCCTGACTACATAGATTATTCAGAGTTTGAGTAAAACCACCATAAATTTAGATTTTTAACAGGAAAATTTTATAAGAAACAAAAAGGTATTTGGAGAATATAAATCCAGATACCTTTTTTATTGACAAAAAGTATTAAGTAAGATTAACAATGGAGGGAATATTATGGAAGAAAGATTTAAAATCAGTACAATAGTTGAAAATGGTCATCCACATTATAAGATTTATGACTATAAAACAGGAAAGACAGTACATTGTGACTTTGGAGAATTAAATATTATATTAGACGAATTGATGGGAGAGTGATTATTATGGCAAGAACAATAGACATTATAAAGGGAAAAACATTAGAACAAATATTATCATTAACTGAATTGGAAAATATTATGTCTGAATTTCGTTATTATCCAGTAGAAAAGGACGATAATACAGACATAATCAAGTTTACAAACTACAGCTCACAAATTTGGATTGATGGAGAAAAAGACAACGATGGAAATATTCTTATCTCAAATGTGCGAAGTGTGAATCGTTTAAATACTGAACCTACAAGAGTAGAACCGTTCAGAGCTTATGGAGACTTAGAAAAGATTATGAACTACTTTAAAGACAATGGTTATTATAATCATTGGATTACAGGTTGGCTTATGACTTCTTTAGGTAGACGAGTAGGTGATACAATTGCGTTGAAGTGGTCTGATGTATTTAGGAAAGATGGAAAATATCGTGAGAGACTTACACAGTTGAAAGAAGAAAAAACTGGAAAGAAACTTGCTCCACGATTAAACGCACTTGCTAGACTTCGTATTGATGAATATATTGAGATGATTGGAATTAAACCTATGCAACACTATGACGAACAGATTGTTGATACTTCATCGGCTGCGTTTAGAAAGATGACAAAGAAAGCAATAGATGAAACTGGTATCGAGGGGTGTCTCAGTACGCATTCATATCGGAAATTTTATGCGAATACGATTTATAGACTACATCCTCAAGATGCTGATAATCTTATGATTGTGCAGACTTTATTAGGTCATTCAAGTCCTGAGATTACAAAAATCTATATCGGAGAGATTGACAAAAAGCAGGATAAGTACAATGAAGACTATTCTGCTTATATGATTGCAAGAGGAAACGGAATTGATACAGACATTTCTAATAGTCCTATTGTACCATTAAAAGCTGAAGACTTTCGTGAATTGTTAAGCAAATGCTTTGATATGGCTATTAATGAAGAAGATAAGTTTGAGGTTATCAATGAATTAATTGGTAAGGCAGAACAAATGATGGTATAATATTACCATTGAATGTCCGTTTTAATGCAGAATTAAAGGCGATACTGTAAGTGGTATCGCCTGTTTTATTTCCATTATTTGTGTGTTGAATGTGGTTATGTGATAATATACACTATACATAAGTGACTAATTCTTATTTTGTAATTCATTTAACTTTGATTGATAAGCAAGTAATCGCTTTAACTGTGGGTCATCGGAAACAATAATGTCATTTGGAGTACATTCGAGAACTTTACATATGCGTTCAAGTGTATCAAAGTAAATACGTTCTGTTTTCCCATTATATAGATTACAAGCAGCAGTATAACCAACTTGTATAAGTTGTCCAAATTGATGTTTATTTAAACCTTTTGCATCGACTAAATTTTTAATATTCAATCGCATAGTAGCACCTCCGTTCTTAACATTATATAGTTTAGCATATAATCTTAAAAAAATAAATATATTTTTAACAATATATGCTTGACAATATATTCTCAAGGGTATATAATATGAAATATCAAAGGTGTTTACATACTAGAAGGAAGGAGGATGCGAGATGGACATAAGAAGATACGATATAGTTAAAGCAGATTTGTCAGGAGCAGTTGGTTCAGAGCAGGGCGGTATTAGACCTGTTTTAGTAATCCAAAATGATGTGGGGAATATTCATAGCTGCACCACTATAGTAATCCCACTCACATCCAAAATTAAAAATCTGAACCAACCAACTCATACGTTAATCAAAAGTAATGTCTTTACTGGTCTAAAAGAAGATTCTATGGTTCTTGGTGAACAGATGAGAGTGATTAGTAGCCAAAGAATTATAAGCAAAATTGGAACTGTAATAGACGAAAATGAAAGAAATGAAATTCGTAGAGTTTATCATGCTAATTTTGGCGAATAAAATTATGGAGGTATTTATATATGAATTATGTAGAAATGACAACAGACGAAGCGATTGAGGTGTTAAGAAAGTCTAAAGGGAAAAAAGTTTTGGTTGCAATTAAAGATTTAGAAAATGATGATGATGCAATTTTATATCAAAAACTTAAATCTGAATGCGAAGTAATGATTAAGGAAGCAAGAACAGTTTCATCTATTTGTGATGATTTTGTTAAAAAACTAGATTTATTCACTGAAAAACAAAGAAATTTCCCTGATATTAAACCTAATGGTTTGCGGCAAACTATATTATTAAGAGAATGATTAAGTCCAAAAATTTGGACAGTAAAGTAAATGTTATCAAATTCATATTGACAAAACCGAACAAGTGTTCTAATATAGGTTTTGTCAGTAATACATAAAAAGAAAAGAGCCTAACACGGTGTTGGCGCACCATAATGTGTCAGGACTCTTTTCAAACAAACATAAACACAATATCAAACCAGAAGGTCAGAATTGTGAAACAGCAGAAGTGCTGCATGATTATTATACATATTTAATTTCGCAAAATCAAGCATTTTCAAAGTATTTCTGCTAACAAATTCCATTATTTTAATAATTAAATAGAGAAAATAATCATAGGGCTATCGCCAAATGGTAAGGCAATGGAATTTGACTCCATCATTTGTAGGTTCGACTCCTACTAGCCCTGTTGTACTTTTTGTACGCAAAATTAAGAAAAGGAGTGGTATCAATGACAGAGACAAATTATTTAGACCTAACAGAAAGCCAACTTATAACAGTTAATGAGTATTGTAAAAATAATATGAAAAAACTAAAAAAAATTTGCTATATGGTTTGGGGAAAGAGTGGTTTACCATTTATGTATCATGACGATTTGTATGATGATGCAATGAAAGTGCTCTTAGAAAGTGTCAGAACGTTCAAAGATAGTGAGAATACAAAGTTTAATACATATCTTACCAATAATATTAGATTGTCCTTTAGTGAATGGTTTAGAAATAATAATCTAAGAGCTAAGAGAAGTAATTTAAAATTAGATAAAAAGGGGAAAATCAAGAAAGACGAGAACGGAAAACCAATTATTATCAAAAATGTTTCCATTGATATACCTACTGAAGACGGAATTAATTTATGCGAAAAGGTAACAACTGGTGTAAAAGTAGAGGATGAAATAGATGAATTTTCTTATACATATCTTGATGATATTTTAGAAGATTGTTCATTAGAAATGAGAGAATATTCAAATAATATACTTTCTAAATTACAAAAGAAAATACTGGAATTAATAGTCAATGGTTATTCAAAAGAAAAAATAATGGAAAAGTTAAACATTGATTCAGCTTTGTATTCAGATAGCATTGCTGCAATCACATCAAATAAAAACACAAGAAATCTTAGAAAAGCATGGGAGGAAAAAAGAAATGTTAGATGAGTACAGAATTGAAACAGTGAGTGTAGGGCAGTATTTAGACGAGGTTCATAATGAGAATATTAAAATTGACCAAGCAGTTCAGAGAGATTTTTGTTGGAACGTTGAGATGATGAATGCGCTTATTTATAGTGCAATATCGAGAAGAATTTATATTCCTAATTTTATCTTAGCAGAAGAAAAAAAGAAAAATGGAACTAAACAGACTTATGTTGTAGATGCAGGACAAAGAACCGAGACGTTATATCGGTTTAAATATGAAGGATATAAAATTACTAAGAATTTAAGAAGCTATTTAATTCCTTATAACAAGAAAAAAGTCGACGAAAATGGTGAATATATTCGTGATGAATATGGAAATATCGAATGCGAAATTGAAATGTTTGATATTAGAAATAAAACATACAATGATTTACCAGATGAATTAAAGAGTAAGTTTAATGGATGTCCTTTGACGATGGCTATTTATCAGGATTGTACTACCGAAGAAACTGCTGAATTAGTATTACTTTATAATAATCATATGGGTATGAATGTATCTCAAAAATCTCTTACATATATTGGAAAGTTTGCAGAAGAAATTAAAAGAATTAAGAATAGCAGTAGATTTTTGAAAGATTCCACATCGTTAACTGAGAGTGACAAGAAAAAAGGTCTTTGGGAAAGAGTTATTTCAGAGTGTGTTATGGCAGTTAAACATTTTGAAGATTGGAAAAAAACTCCAAAAGATATGTGTAACTACTTAAATAATAATTCATCTGTTAAAGAATATAAAGTTATTGAAGAGTATTTTAATAGACTTACTCCATATACAGATAAACTTGAAAATGCAGAAATTTCAAAACTGTTTACCACAAAGAATATGTTTATTTGGATGATGTTGTTTGATAGATTTAATAAATTACATATTTCCGATGATAACTTTGGGGAATTTTTAGAGGCGTTTGTTTCTGGTCTTTGTGAAAGGGAAATTGAAGGTGAAAATTGGGCAACAATTGATGCTGACAAACACACTAAGGATAGAAGTGTAATTGTTAAGAAAGTAGATTACCTTGAGACTCTTATGAATGAATTCTTACATATTAATAAAGAGGATTTAGAAGATGTAGACACTTTAGAGTTTGTTAAAGAGAATGTTAAATCAGACGCAACAGAAGAAGATATAGAGTTTTATTCTGATATGTTAGATGACCTTACTCTCGAAGTAGATAATAACACAAAATTGTTGGACGAGCGTAATAGAACTTCCTTGATTGCATTAGTTGGATATGCTTGTGAGAATGACATAGACCTTGATGAATGGATTAAGCAGTGGTTCGCTGTGAACACCATTTACATATTAAATCAGAAGAGAAATTTTGAAATTATGGTACAAGCTCTTCAGAAAGGAGTGGCTTAATGTTTGTACAACATATTGATATCAACAATATTGCCGACTCCCAAGAGTTTATGAAGATATGCAGCGAACATCCTGAATGTAAAGACTGTCCGTTAAAAGATGAGGATGTTCAATTTCAAGGCGGGATGATTAGGTGTGAAACCGGCAGAGCTAAGAGAGAAACAGAATGTTGATTTTAAAACGGAGGGACAAATGGTAAAAAGTTATTCAAGAGGATGGGAAATTTATTATGACGGTAAGGATTGGAGATATTCTGATAACCACCAGATAGAAGATGATTCTCGACCTTGTAAGAAATGTGGGTGTAAGCCTACAGAAGAAGGTTATGACGCTTGTTTGGGTTATATAGATGGTGTTAAGTCTGCTTGTTGTGGACATGGTGTAGAAGAACCATTTGTAATACCTAGATGAATCACGAGTTCAATTGTCAAATTGTGAGGTAAGTATGGCGAGATATGGTAGCGGAGACGATGAAACTATTATTACAGAATACTTAGACGTTCATTTAGAGGGTGGTATCAAGCAGAAGAATCTGGATTTGATACTAGATTTAATGGATGAGTTTGTAGAACTGAAAGAATCTATTATGGAAGGAGAAAAGATATGTATACAGTAGAAAATAAATTTGATATTGGAGAAGAGTGTTATACAGTTTGTAGAACAATAACTAAATATAAGTGTCCGTTCTGTGAAGGCAAAGGTAAAAAAAGATACAATGGCTATGAAATTGGTTGTAGTAACTGTCATGGAACTGGTAAGTTGGATAATCCAAAAGAAACCGTACTTGTCGTATGTAAGGTTAGAGTAAGAAGATTAATTGCTTCTATTTGGAAAGACCAGATTACTATTAAATATAAAGTAGATTGTATTGATGATATTTATAGAAATATCAGAAATCGTGGTGAAACAAGTTTGTTTAAAACTATCGAAGAAGCAGAAAGGTATTGTGTAGAAGTAAATACTAAGCAGGTTGCACCTGAATTTTAGCAATGAACTTTCCGTTTCATCAAGGTTTAGGAGGTGTGAAAAGAGTGGTTCATATAAACATAGGTTATGAATGTGGAGATGCTTCGCATTGCGATATGCGTAAGAAATGTAAATACAGAGCAAAATGGTACAAGTTTCATAATATGTCAGTGGAAATTAACAGATTCTTTGAATATAGACTACATATTAAGCTGCCACATTTACTTTGCATAAGCCAGAAATGGGAACGATTAAGTGGAACTAGAAGATGTCCATATCACAAAAGCAGATATTATAGTTGCTATGATTGTAAATATGTATGTGGAGAATTACTTAGAGAGTGCAATTGTAATTCAAGAATAAATACCCCTTATGAAGAAAGATTACCTGATGTAGAAACTGAAGATTGGGGTAAAAGATGTGCTTATTTTGAGAAATGCGAATGGGCAGACGATTATAAGAGTCCTTAAATCGAAGGTTTTATTGGCAAAATGGAGGTAAAAATTATGAGAAATGAATATGATAAATGCTATTTTTGCAAGAGTTATGATGAATATGAAGGTTGTGAATGGGGTTGTGAGAATAAAAAAGGTTTTGAACCTAACCACGACAGAATTGTTAAAAAAGCAAAAGAGAAGGATATATCAGTAGCAGATGTAATTGCATTGATAAATATTTCTTGATGAATGAAACATTTTATTAGAAAGGATTGAGAATAAATTATGCAGATAAGCGAAGAAGTAATTAAAGTATTAGAATATTTAGGCAGCAAGTTTGGTATAGCTATTGACTGGACAAGTCAGAATGTAATTCCTTATGTAGAGCAGTTGTGTGAGAAATTTATTCATTGGGAAGTGAATACATCATTTGCATGGATGGTAATTATGGGTGTGGCAACAATTATCTCTTTGATTTTTGCAATAGCTATCCATAATGTTTCAGATTGGGATGGGCTTGAATGGATTATCTTTGGTGTTATTTTAGCAGCGACCATCATTGTATGTGGTGTTCAGATATTTGATATTATTGAATGTAAGACCTTCCCAGAAAAAGCTCTCTATGACTACATATCGTTTCATTTAGAGAATTAATATGATAACAATAAAAGAGAAGTTTTATCAAGAAAAGATACAGAAAGGAAGAATAAAATTATGACTATTTTAAATCAAGAACCAATTATATCCGCCCCTGCTTGGACAGGCACAGTAATTATATTAAGTTTCGCAGCACTATTTATATTTTTAACTCTTCTTTGTGCTTCAATGGAGCATAAGTGTTTGGGTTTAGGTACTGTAAGTTGCATATTAGTTATGATTAGTATAATCACTCTAGTATCAGCTTTAGCAGTACCATCAGTGCCAGATGGTCGAAATCGTTATGAAGTTATATTAGACGATACTGTATCAGCAAAAGAAATACATGAGAAGTATATAGTGGTAGAGCAACGAGGCGATATTTGGGTTTTGGAGGATAAGGTAAAAGATGAATAAAGTAAAATTTACATGCCCTGAGTGCCACCACAAACTAGAACTTAAATATTCATACCAAGAAGATGACTGCTTCACCGAATTGTATCATTGCGAAGAATGTGGTAGTGCTTGGAAGATTGAAAAGAAAGAGAATAGTTTTGGGAAACTAGAGAGATATTTCTTTGGTTGAGAAGGGAAAATAAAGAATGAAAATATCAAAAATGATTAATAATTTACAAGAATTTATGAGTAAACATGGCGACATTGAGTGTTGGTACGCTAAAGATGAAGAGGGTAATGGATACGAGAGGGTTTATTTTGAACCAAGTCGATTCTTTGTTGATGAATGCGATGAAGTATTTTGCGAAGATGATGTAGACGACATGTACGAAGAAGATAAGGTTAATTTAACGCCTATTTGTATTGTGAATTAAGGAGCAAAGATATGAATTATTATATTTCAGATTTACATTTATTCCACAAAAATGTAACAGAAGAGGGTTCAAATTTTGATGGTAGACCCTTTAAAACATTGGATGAAATGCATCAGACAATTAAAGAACGTTGGAATAGTACAGTGACAAATGCTGACCATGTGTATATTTTGGGCGATTTAGCGTGGAAAGAGAATGAAAATACAATTCAGTTTGTAAGCACATTGCGAGGAAATAAGCATTTAATTCTCGGAAATCACGATAGGGTTACTGACCAACGATATAAACAGTTATTTGTAGAAGTGGTTAATTATAAGGAAGTAAAAGATATTGTGGATGGTAAAGAATATCATATTGTCATGTCTCACTTTCCAATGGCTTTTTGGAATCACCAACATCATTATAGAAGAGATGGAAAAGAACATAAAGTGTGGGCAATTCACCTATATGCTCATGTCCATAATTCTGTAGAGGAAAAGTATTACCAAGAATTTATTCAGAAATTGAATAGTGAATATGATATTAAGTGCGTTGCTAAAAATGTTGGTTGTATGTTACACGATTACACGCCAAGAACATTGGACGAGATATTGGAGGGGAACAATGTATAAAATAGTAAGTGTTAAAGATAGAGATGGAAATGACAAAGTAGAATTTTATGCCGAAACAAAGTCAAAACATCCTAGTATGAGTGGAGAAATTTTATATCCGGAAATGACATGTAGACCCGGTGGCTACTTATATTTTGTATGGAACGATGATTCAGGGAAAATGCTGAGAACTTCTACTATAGAAAAATACCAAGACAACGGTGACAAAATAGAAGTAATTACTAGAAATAGTATTTATATTTTAGAGAATTGTGGTCATCATGTTGCTATGCATATATGGGATGAAGAAGCACCAGTACAACAATAGAATACGAATTTTAAGAGGTTAGAATATGGGTTGTATTAGAAAAGAAACTTGTGATTTTTGCGATGCAAGATGTCCTAATTATATGATGGATAAAAGATTGTGGAAAGAACTATGTGAAGAATTTAATAAATGGTGTGATTACGAAGAAGTAGAAGGAATGACGTATGTTGAAGGTAGAAGTTATATTGAAAATATGTCAGTGTGGATACCGATGTAATAAAAATATACTTTTATTATGTCACATATAACATATTATATTTTTCAAAAAAGAGAATATATAAATGAGCACCCTGATACTTGGTGGTGACAGAGTGCTCATACGTTTCACAAACAACACGAAAATCGCAAAGGATAAACGTATTGCTTACATATTATATCAATTTTCTATGCATTATTCAATGCGATTTTCCATTTTTATTAAAACTAAAGAAAGGATAAAAAATAGTACCATATGGGATAAGCTGCGCAGCACTATTGGTACAAGAAGATTTATCAGTATGAAATAAGAGAAATTGATAAAGAAACTGCTCATTCGATGGTTAAAAAATATCATTATTCAAATATTTTACCAAGACTCAATAAACATTTTATTGGTTTTTATTTAGAAGAAAGATTAGTTGGTGTGGTTACTCTTGGGTGGGGAACTAGACCATTACATACCATAAGAAAGATATTTCCAAGTCTTGAAACAAAAGATTATTACGAAATTGGCAGAATGTGTATGACAGAAGACATGCCAAGAAACAGCGAATCACAGATGATTTCACAGTTGATTAGTCACATAAAAGTTAATTATCCAGAAATCAAAGTGTTATTTACGTGGGCAGATGGAATGGTAGGAAAACCGGGATATGTCTATCAAGCATCTAATTTTTGGTATTCAGGTTACATCTGGACAGATATGTATTTAAAAGATGGCATTAAAATTCATCCAAGACAGACAAAGCAATTTTTCTCTAAAGGGGAAGACGATAAAAGGTTGTCAGCAAGACCCACTTTAGAACAAATGAATAAACTAGGGATTACTCATTACAAAGGCAAACAGTTTAAGTATGTGTATTTTTTGTGTGATAGACGTACCCAAAGAGATTTGAAGCGTGAATGTTTAGGAGTTTTGAGTAGAGATTATCCTAAACAGAATGACTTGGAATGGAAAGAAAAGACATCTGAAGGTAAGTGGGTTAAGTGCGATAAGCCACCATATACAACAGATATGGATACTGCTACAAGAAATATTACACATTTAGAGGTGGTCAAGTGAAATACGAAATAAATGTAGAAGAATTATTAAGCAGAATTGTAGAGGTTGAAGCTGATAGTGAAGATGAAGCAGAAGAAAAAGTAAGAGAAATGTATAGGAACGAAGATATTGTGCTTGATGCAAGTGATTTTCAGAGTGTTGAGTATTTCGTTCAGTAGAAAATGGACTTAAAATACTGCTTTTATTGCCTTCCTAAACCTATTACATAGCCACTTATCTAACGATATTTGGCAAAAAATTCAAAGGAGGACAAGTATATGTCACAAAAATTTTATTCATTGCAAAGGGTTTCGGAAGGTAAGAGATTATTTATCAGTAAAGATGATATGAATTTACTGACAGATAATCCAGAAGAAGCTCTTTCATTCTTTAGTGAGAACCATGTTCAGGTATGGAAGAAGTGTAATCCGATATTCGCAGATGCAACAATGGTAGAAATGTTAAAGGATGATGATGGAACTATCAAAGAAATCACAACAGTAAAGGAGAAGATTGTTTTACATGACAAATATAGTCATGACAAAATCAACGATGATGAGTTTTATCGTGAAGTTCTGATTTACAAAGTCAATGGTAAAATTGCTTATATGATGTCTGTAATTGAAGGCGATGGATATTCAAGAGCATACAACATGGATTCAGACACATATTTTAAGCCTGAAGACCATGAAGATTATTCAGATGAAATACCTGAAGAGGTATTAGACGAATTGGTTGAATTGGCTTGTAAACAGGTTGAAGCTGACTACAAAGAAGCAACAGGCAAAGAAGTTAACAAATTATAAAATATAAGGCACTCTATCGTGAGTGCCAATTACATAAAGAAAGGAGATAAAGAGTTTTGTGCGCACATAAAAAGACTGTCTTTGCTCCTAAAAATTAATGGATTATAAGGATTGTAAGGTTCTATGCAACCTAAAAAGAAAGAAAACACCTTTGGTTACAAAGGTATCTACCAATGAATTTACAGATATGGTAGCGAAGAATTTTGATTATGACTTTACTGGTGAGAGTGTAGTTTTCCCTTTTGAACTGCCAAAGTTACCAGAAGATTTTAACATTTTATGCATTGTAGGCGCAAGTGGAAGTGGAAAATCCACTTTGTTAAAGGAATTTGATTTTGAATACGGATTTAATAACAGGAAATATGATGATGAAGCAATTGTTTCTAACTATGAGACACCAGATATTGCTTGTGAAAAGTTAAGTGCAGTTGGTTTAAATAGTATGCCAGTATGGTGTAGACCAAGAAAAGTATTGTCTGTAGGCGAAGGATTCAGAGCAGACTTAGCTTTAAATCTTGACAGTTATATGATTTTTGATGAGTTTACATCAACTATTGACAGAAACGTTGCTAAGTCAACTTGTAATGGTATTCAGAAATACATAAGAGATAAGGGATTACATAACATTGTTTTCTGCTCATGTCACAAGGATTTCATTCCGTTCTTAAAGCCAGATATTGTAATTGATTTGGATGAAGAAGCAGTGTTTGATTGTCGAGGTGAATGCTTGGGGGAAACATTGCGCTACGAGTGTACGAAACAGACTCCAAAGACTTGTGGCGCATTTTTAGGAGTCATCACTATTTAAGTGGAGATTTCAACAAAGCAGCCAAGTTCTATCTTGTTTATTGGGATGACTTATTGGTTGGTATGGCAAGTGTATTAACTATGCCGTCAGGAACAGTTAAGTACGCATATAGGCAACATAGATTAGTTGTACTTCCAGATTATCAAGGTCTTGGAATCGGAACAAAAGTGAATGACTTTTTAGCGAATTATTATGTTGAACGTGGCTATAAATATTTTATCAGAACAACTCACGTAAGAATTAAGAGTCATCTGTCTAAAACTATAGGTTGGAAAGAAACCACAACAAGTAATAGCCTTAGAAGTTTTAGTCGTATCAATGCGAATATTCAAAAACAAGAAAAAGGATTAGCTCATACGGGTATTACTGGTGACAGAAGAATCGCTGCATCATTTGAATATCTTGGAGATGATTATGTAAATAAACCAGAAAAGATTATTCGTGTAGATGATGTAGAGGATTTAGAAAAATTTAAGCAATACATTTTGGAATTAAAAGAGAAATATTACATAAAGGTAGCAACTGGAAAACCTAGTGAAGATAGCGATATTGAAAAAGCTATGAGAGACATTGGTGTCAGAACAGAGCAATTATGGATTAAAAAGAAGGATGAGTTATCTTTAAATTCCAAATTTGCAAAGGTTGAACAGTACGTGGAGTGCTAATCCCACCATGAAAAAAGTGTTTTAACGAGATTTTTAACAACTAAATAGAGAAGTAATAAGTGAAACTAAGAAATTATGTTTTTAAAGAGTAGTTGCAAATACCTTTAAAACAAGCATTTATGATTACAAAGAAAGGAGTTACTCAAGTAATCCTAGGCAATAATCCGTATACGGTCTTGATGAATAAGACATTTGAAAGAAAACAATAAAAACATAAATTTATCCAATAAGAATTATGAACTATACCAAGGAGATTGTCTTGAAATTATGGACAATATACCAAACAAGTCTATTGATATGATTTTGTGCGATTTACCATATGGCACTACACAGTGTAAATGGGACACGATTATACCATTTGAGCTTTTATGGAAACAATATAATAGAGTAATTAAGGATGATGGTGCGATTGTATTGTTTGGTTCAGAACCATTTAGTACAACATTGCGATATAGCAATTTGAAAAATTATAAATACGATTGGATTTGGAGCAAGACAAAACCAAGTAATTTTTTAAACTGTAAAAAGCAGCCAATGAGAAAATATGAAAATATATCTGTTTTTTATAAGAAACAGTGTACTTATAACCCACAAGGAATTGTGTTATCAGACAAACATAATAGGAATTCATTGAAAGAAAATACATATGGAAAAGTAAGAGAATTTCATCAAGAAGTTACATATACAAATTATCCACATAATATTTTGGAATATGCAAACATAGTAGGTGCAAATTGTATTCATCCGACACAAAAACCAGTTGAATTATTGGAATATCTCATTAGAACATACACCAATGAAAATGAAATAGTTCTTGATAACTGTATGGGTTCAGGTTCAACAGGTGTAGCTTGTATGAATACTAATAGAAAATTCATCGGAATTGAATTAGACAAGCAATATTTTGAGATTGCTAGGTCAAGAATTGAACAGTAAAAAGTAACTATACAATATGCACAAAAATAGTTAAAAACAAGCCCTAAAAACGCTATAAAATTAACTAAAATTGTGCATATTGCACAAATGGATAGCAATAGAATCCGCATTTTAAGGAGAGTGAAAGAATGAGAAGTATAGAAGATTCGATGATTATTTCAAAATATGAAAACTTACAAGAGTGTAGAGCGTGGGGTTCTAGGATTCCTGCTTTACATTTTGAGAAGGAATGGGATGTGAAGATTATTCCACCATTCGGAGGAGCAGTAATCAGATTTCATATATCACACAACAATAAGAATGTTTCAGTTTATTTTGATGGATATTCTGAATTGGGATTTATGTATGATGACGAAGGAAATCCAATTCCATATTTTGAGTACTACGATGGAAAAGATTGTCACAGATATTACATAGATGAATCAGAAGAGATGATGAATGATATTAAGAACTTTTTAGAGTCGTAAAGGAGAAAATTATGGTAGAGAAATATTATAACGAGAATGATGAACTTGGTTTACTTGTCAGTTATGGATTTGGTGCAGGTTGGAGCACATGGAATGAAAAAGAATTGGCTTATGACAAAAGAATTGTGGAATATTGGTTAAAGGAAGAACCTAGTGAAGATGAAATGCAAGAGTTTATTGTTTCGCTTGGATACAAGAAACCTTATATGGGTGGTTATAGCCAGTTGAATATTGAGTATGTTCCAAGAGGAACAATGTATTGTATTCACGAATATGATGGTGCTGAATCTGTTGAAACAATTGAAACGATGGGTATGGGCATAGCATAACGGCAATAGAATCTGCGTTTTAAGGAGGTTTAGAAAATGAGTTGGGTTAAAATTGAAGACCATTTGTTTGAAAAATATTGTGTAGAAGGGGAAGACATAAAATTATCCAATCTCATGAAAGAACATGACAAAGAAGTTAAGGATAGTGCTATTAAGGAATTTGTAGAAAAACTTAAAGAAAGTCTTCTTTATCGTTTTAGACATTTAGTTACAACAGATACGGATGGGTTTGAGTGGCTTACAACCGATAGTGTTGAAACACATATCGAAGAAGTTGTAAAAGATTTCAAAATCAATTGAACTTGCATTTCATTGATGGAAAGGAAGGAATAAATGACTATATACGCTGTTTTAAAGGCATATGACAAGGATGATTCTATTTATTATCAGGTGCTACCTTACAATTTACAAGGAACAATCAAGCGTCACTTTGAATTTTACAGAGGATTTAGGTCACTTGTTCCTTTCTTGGCAAAGTGTAGATTATCTGAGAAAAGTGCAAATAAATTGAAGAATAAATTAGAGAGTAGGTGATATATTTGCAGTTTGAGTTTTACGTTTTGAACTATGACTTTAACAAAAAGAAAGTTGTAAACTATAACATTTTTAATAACATTCGTGTTCAGGAATGGACTGAGAAAGCAGTAAGAAAATATCTGAGAGCACCTAAAAAGTTTAAGTATGAATCGTTCTTTAATAAAGAAGTAATATATGGATTTGATGCGCTTGTTAGAGAGATTGATAGTGCTATTCATAATCAGCAGTGGTCAAGAAGAGAGTACGAGATTGGTGTGTGCGATGCCTTTGAATCTGATATCGACAAATTAGAGAAGTGGGATGTGTATCAACAGGCGAATCCTAACATGGTGATGATTGCTCATGAGGTAATCCGACAGTATAAAGAACAGTTGAAGAAGGGGCGTGAGTAGTTGAATTTACTAGAAGATATTAAGGAAATAGTCAAGAGAGACAAAGAACATAATGTAAAAATTGAGATAGATAATTTAGGCGTAAAGGTTTATTTAGATTACGACACAAGTAATGATTATGAAGAAAAGACACTTATTCCTATTGAATATACGACAGTAGAGGAATTTGCATACATACCAGATAACGAATATCGTGAGAAATTCAATGTAAATGACTATGGAATTGACTTATATGAGATTACTTTAATTAAGGAAATTATGGAATATTTAGAAGCTCATAGACAAGAAATTGGAGAATTATGTAGTGGATACTCGTGGGAATATCGCAATAAAGAAGAGGTGAATGAAGAATGAGAATTTTACTTTTATTAAGAGGTTCAGCGGGATGTGGCAAGTCCACATGGATTGAGCAGAATGGTTTAAAACCATATACATTATCAGCAGATGATATTAGATTGCTTTGTCAGAGTCCAATTATGCAGGTAGATGGAACTGAAGGTATTAGTCAGTCAAATGATAATGTGACTTGGAAAACGTTATTTAATCTGTTGGAAGTCAGAATGCAGAAAGGTGAATTTACGGTAATTGATGCCACAAATTCTAAGACTTCCGAAATGAACAGATATAAAGAAATGTGTAATACATACAGATACAGAATCTTTTGTGTAGACTTCACTGACATTCCTATCGAGGAAGTCAAGAGAAGAAATGCGAATAGAGAAGTATTAAAGAGAGTACCAGAAGAAGCAATCGACAAGATGTATTCAAGATTTGCAACACAGAAAATCCCATCTGGTATCAAGGTAATCAAGCCTGACGAGTTAGATACTATTTGGATGAAGATGTTTGATTTATCTGAGTACAAAAAGATTCATCATATTGGAGATATTCATGGTTGTAACACTGCATTACAGAAGTATTTATCTGATAATGGTGGGCTTAAAGATGATGAGATGTATATTTTCACAGGCGATTATATTGATAGAGGTCTTGAAAACGCAGATGTTGTTAAGTTCCTTATCTCCATTATGAATAAGAAGAATGTGCTTATGCTTGAAGGCAATCACGAAAGATGGTTGTGGTTATATGCAAATGACTGTGTTGGCAAGTCAAAGGAATTTGAATTGATTACAAGACCACAGTTAGAAGAAGCAAAGATTGATAAGAAGGATATCAGACAGTTGTACAGAAAGTTTGGTCAGTGTGCTTATTACAAGTATGGTGACAATATTTATCTTGTAACACACGCTGGTTTGAGTACACTTCCAAAGAATTTATCTTATGTAGCAACAGACCAGATGATTAGAGGTGTTGGTAATTACAACGATTTTGAGAAGGTTGCAGAAACTTTCTTAGCAACTACACCTGATAATGTATATCAGATTCATGGTCACAGAAACACAAAGAGATTGCCAGTAAAGGTAAATGACAGAGTATTTAACCTTGAAGGAAGAGTTGAATTTGGTGGCGATTTAAGATGTGTACAGATTGATAAGGATGGTATTCATATAGTAGAGGTGGAGAATACCGTATATAAAACACCTGAAATGCAGAGTGAGCAGACCGTAACAAGTAGTTCTGTAGCAGATACAATCATTGCTTTACGTTCTAACAGATATATTCAGGAAAAGAAATTTGGAAATATTTCTTCTTTCAACTTTACCAATAAGGCTTTCTATGACAAGGTTTGGGACGAGCAGACTACTAAGGCGAGAGGTTTATATCTTGACACAATGAAGGGTAAGGTTGTAGCGAGAGCTTATGATAAATTCTTTAATGTTAATGAAAGACCAGAAACAAAGTTTGATATGTTGCAGTACAAATTACAGTTCCCTGTAACCGCTTATGTAAAAGAGAATGGTTTCTTAGGAATTGTAAGTTATAACGAGTATGAGGATGATTTATTTATTGCAAGTAAATCTACCATTGATAGCCAGTTTGCTCAGTGGTTTAGAGAAATGTTACATAAGAAGGTTTCTTCCGAGAACATTCAGAAGATGAAAGAATTTATCAAGGAGCATAATGTATCATTCGTATTTGAATGTGTAGATATGAAGAATGATCCTCACATTATTGAGTATTCAAATAGCGAGTTATTTTTACTTGATATTGTTCATAATAATATGGATTTTGACAAGTATGAGTATGACACAATGGTTGATATTGCTAATCAATTTAGTCTTACACCAAAAGAAAAGGCGTTTGAAATTGCTACATGGCAGGAATTTTTCGATTGGTACTATGATATTTTAGAAGAAAATTATGAATATAACGGGCGTAAAATTGAGGGATTTGTGATTGAAGACAGTGTTGGATATATGACAAAGTTAAAGCTTGCCTACTACAATTTCTGGAAGTTTATGAGAAGTATTTCTCACGAAGCAATCAGAAATGGATATATTAGAAAAACATCTGCTTTAACAACTTCTATTGCAAATGAGTATTATGCATGGGTTAGAAAATTGCACGATGTAGAGGATAAAGAGAGTATTCCAAAGGATATTTGTACGCTGAGAAGTTTGTTTTATAAGGATAAAGAGAATGAACGAAAGTAAATGTGAAATGGCTAGAAAGAAATATTGCAGGATATCTTCGTTTGGGTATTGTGCCGCCGGAGACAGCGAGCTTGAAAACTGTCCCTACCTGCAAGCAATTGGCGAGATCGCAAGATTAGAAGTGGAGAATATGAAATTAGATACAAGATTTTTGGATGATGGGAAATAGTTTTGAAATCGAGATTTTAAGGAGAAATAAGAATGTACGATGTAGAAATGATGCAGATGCTTAGTCTTATTCATGCTGAAAACCAATACATATTTGAGATAGTGCGAACAGGATTACTTCTAAAAGAAGAACGAGAAACTATTACTTTTGACGCTTATCAAAAAGAATATGAGCGAATAATGAAAAGTGTAGAAAAGTATTCTCCTTGCTTGGATTGTAGTTATAAAAATCGTTTTAAAAAGATTAAGAATATTGCAAAAGAGAGGGAAGATAAATGAAGAAATTAGTGACAACACCACTGACAAATACTATTTGGTGGGCGACAGTTAATGAAGAAAAAGGAATGATTACAGGTAATAAAGAAGATGTTACGGATAATGCAGTTGATGCAGTATTTCAGCACTTAATGGGGTTAAAAGGATTTGCAGAGAATGGCTTTGCAGGTTATGAGATTCCTAAGAAAGACAACGATGAAACTGTAACTATGGCGGTGTTTAGTAATGATACTCATGTATGTGTGAACAAGAAATTATTTGAAGAATTAAAAGAGTATAAGGCTATGTATGAAGACTTATGTAAGTAGGAAAGGTGTTAGTATGGGTAAAGTTATTGAAATGGTATCTTATGAAAATATTCCTGAATATACAGGATTAGGCAATACAACATCTATTGAGATTAGAGAAGGTTGTGAATGGAGTGGACATGCTTATGCGACTTGTGTAGCTATGGTTTATGATAATGGAACTGTCGAATCTTATTTTAAGAGAGATAAAGAAAATGGCAACACAGAGATTTTTGATAAATTGCGAAACGATATTCGACTCGTTGAGAAGCATGTCAATTTAAGAAATTATGAAGCCATGGAGTTGTCAAGCGGTGTAAGATATTTCATTCCTTATAAAGTAAAAGACCATTCTTCCGATAAGCCAACAGTTGTAGATTCTTATGTAGATGGTTGTAGCAACGTACACTATTCCGTTGAATATGAAATTGTATTGGTAGCAGGTGATGACTATAAGAGATATATCACAGTTGAGTACGAAACAGAAGGTCATTATTCATCTTGCTTCTTTGACCAAGTAGAGAATATCGAAGAAATGTTTGAGGAGTGGTTTGAAGAAGAATCTCATGGTTTCAGAATTGTAGAAGATGATTATAAGACGGTTACTTTCTATAATGAAACTGGTGAGAATTGTGACATTGAGATTTCTTCTGTTAGTGAGTTAATGAGTATGATTGCATCCATTAGAGTTATCAAATGTGAGCATAAGATTATTGATTAGAGCAATAGAAAATCTGTTTTAATAGGAAAGGATAAATATATGGAAATAAGAAATGCAAAAATTATAAATACTAAGTTAGGTAGAGAAGACCATGGTATCTTTACATTTATGATTTACATAGAGTTTTACGGAGCTGGCTGTGGTGTTGGTGGTTACGCACTAGATTCTTATGATAGAGAAACTGAAAAGAGAGTATTTTCTGCAAAGAGTTTAGAAGCAATTTCAGAAATTCTTGATGTTGTTGGTGTAGATAATTGGGAAGATTTAAAAGGTCAGTACATTAGAATTAAGGATAATGGTTGGGGTTCTACTGTTGATGAGATTGGTAATTTTATAGATGAGAAGTGGTTTAACCTTAGAGAATTCTTTAGTCAGTTATCTTAAAAAGCCAATTCTATTGATAGAAAACGAGGTGTGACGTTGAAGAAATACGATTTTGTTGATGAATTTAATGATTTACAGATAAGAAAATGTACAAGAAGTTGTAGTTGTAAAGTGTGCGATAAAGAGGTATTTGATAAAGATATTATTTATTTGAAGTCATTTAGACTACAAGCACAACCATTTCATATCTGTTTAGATTGTTGGTCAAAGATAAATGAATTAGTTCAAAATTATAAGGAGGAGAATGCGATTGGACAAGATTAAGAGAATTAAAGAGTTAGTAACTCAACTCAATACATATAGAAATGCATATTATAACAATTCAGAATCGCAGATTTCAGACTATGAGTATGACAATCTGTTTGATGAATTAAAGCGATTAGAAGATGAAATTGGTGTGATTATGTCTAATTCGCCAACACAAACAGTTGGTTATGAAGTGAAGTCAAAACTCGAAAAGGTTAAACATAGTCATCCTATGTTATCACTTGATAAAACAAAATCTGTTGATGATTTGAGAGCATTTGCAGGAAATAATGATTGTGTATTGTCTTTAAAAATGGACGGATTAACGGTACTACTCACTTATGAAAATGGTGAATTAATTCAAGCAGAGACTAGAGGCAACGGTGAAGAGGGCGAATTAATCACACATAATGCGAAAGTATTTGAAAATATTCCTTTACAGATTAAATACACTGGAAGATTAGAAATCGAGGGTGAAGCAATTATTACATACCCTGACTTTGAGAATATTAATTCTAAATTATCAGAAGAAGATAAGTATAAAAATCCTCGTAATCTTGTAAGCGGTTCTGTAAGACAGTTGGATAGTAATATAGCCGCACAAAGACATATTAAATTTATCGCATGGAAAGTTCCATTTATTGAAAATGTAGATGAAGTTCATGGTGGTTCTTTGTTATTCAGATTGATTTTTGTAAAAGAATTAGGCTTTGATGTAGTTCCTTTGCTCACTTATGCAAGTAATACATCCGATTATGAAGACCTTGAAAAGATGGTTGATTCTCTGAAAAATAGAGCAGAAACATCTGGATTTCCGATTGATGGGCTTGTAATGGCAATGAATGATATTGAATATGGAGAATCATTAGGTATGACAGGTCATCATCCAAAGCACTCTATTGCTTTTAAGTTCTATGATGAAGAAGTAATAACTACTTTGAGAGACATTGAATGGAGTATGGGTAAGACTGGTTCTCTCTGTCCAGTGGCAATCTTCGATTCAGTAGAGATTGATGGAACTGAAGTTAGTCGTGCATCCGTTCACAATTGGAGTATGGTACAAGATTTAGAATTAGGTATTGGTGATACTATTACAGTTTACAAAGCAAACATGATAATCCCTCAGATAGCAGATAATTTAACAAGAGGTGGTACTGCAACATTTCCTGATAAATGTCCGATTTGTGGTGGATTAACCAAGATTCTAAAGGACAAAGATACTAAGGTTGTTGTTTGTGATAATCCAGATTGTAAAGGTAAGTTGCTTGGTAAATTGAGTCATACAGTAAGTAAGAATGCTTTAAATATTGATGATATGAGCGAAGCTACTATCGAGTTTCTTATTGAACGTGGTTGGCTTACAAGTATCAAAGATATTTATAAGCTTGATTATTATAGAGAACCTTGGAAAGAATATGACGGATTTGGTGATAAGTCAGTAGATAGACTGTTAGATAGCATTGAAACAAGCAGAAAAACTACTATGGCGAGATTGTTGTATTCGTTATCTGTTCCGTTAATTGGCAAGTCTGCAAGTAAGGATATTACAAATCATTGTCAGAACGATATTGAAACATTTGTTGGGTTGATGAATGAAGATTATGATTTCACTGTTATTGATGGATTTGGTACTGAAATGCAGAAGTCATTAAGTAGCTGGTGGAAGGATAACCATAATGAGTTTATGGAGTTATTAAAAGAGTTTGAGTTTGAATCTACTTATGAAGTAGTAGATACCAATACATCAATCTTTGGTAAGACTTTCGTAATTACTGGTTCAGTAAATCATTATAAAAACAGAGACGAACTTAAAGCGGATATTGAGTCAAGAGGAGCAAAAGTAACAGGTTCAGTAACATCAAAGACAGATTATTTGATAAATAATGATGTAAATTCTACATCAGGAAAGAATAAAAAGGCAAAGGATTTGGGTATTCCGATTATTTCAGAGGAAGATTTTTTGAAAATGATTGGCTAGTAGAAATTTCACTCTCTAAAAACCTTGAAAAATAAGGCTTTTGGAGAGTGATTTTAGACTTAAATCATCGGTTCAATTGGGATTTTGGAGGTGGTAATTTGAGAACAATTGATGCAGATTTATTCAAGAGTAATGTCAAAGCGTGGGCAGAGAACATTAGAGATTTTAGAAGTGATAATAAATGTTTCTTTACAGAAGAAAATATATTAAAGGCAATTGATGACCAACCAACTGTAGAAGTTGAAGTAGTTAAGCATGGGCATTGGATAAATGCATATCCAGACATAGAGCCTAATCCAATGCTTATGTACGGCATATGCTCTGAATGTGGATTTAAACAATCAATAAGCGATAGTTTGAAATTTTGTCCTGAATGTGGAGCAAAAATGGATGGGAGTGAGTAAATGCAGTTATATTGTAAAGTTGAAAATCATAGATGTGTAGATTATCACAATGGAAAATGTATTAGTATAGAGAACTGTATGTGGCAGTCTGATGGTAAATTAAGAAATGGTATGTGGAATTATGACCTTGTAAAACCAACTGAAAGTAAACCATATTTGGTTATGTTTCAAGGTGCTTGTGAAGGAAATGTTTGGTTTGAGGTTGTCCATTATCAAGCAAAGGCACAAAAATGGAAGAGATTAAGCCATATGGTTGTTGGTTGGAGCGAATTGCCAAGTAAGGAATATGAAAAGTCTCGATGCAATTTTCATTTTATAGATAAGGAGGAAATAAAATGACAAACGAAAAATTACAGAGTATTTTAGCAAATTATCCAAGTGAATGCGAGATTCTTATTATGGATAATGATTATAAAGATATTCATCAAATATGTGCAGAGTATGATGAAGATGATGGTTTTACAATACCAAAATTAGTTGTGTATGTATAAGTGTTAAAACAACTCTTTTATCAAGAAAACTTATTAGCACAATCTGAACAAACAAGTTTTGCTTACATGCCAAATATGGCTAGTTAATAGCTATATTGCACATTAATACGCCAAATATGGCTAGTTAGCAATTCGCAAACGGGGGAAATATGAAACTAAAAGAAGCATTAGAGATAGGAATAAATTGTGGATTTGAAACAGCAAGAGAATGTATTAGAAATATTTATATTCACGCACCGAACCTATTTTTATATTCGGAAATAAATAAAGAACTGGACGAACTGTATTCAGAAGCAGAGGATCTTGTGTCTAAAACAAACTTTACAACTGATGACGCAGCTAAACATATATTGAAGTGGTTAAATGAGAATTAAACTTATGAAAAACATAAATATTTATTGTGGGTGGCAGAGAGATACAGTTATAAAAGTAAGACCTAAAATATTAAACGACATTGTATTTGAAGTGCTGTGCTTAGAGTGTAACGGAACTGGTTTGTGGGATTTCTTACCGGAAAAAGTGCAGTCAGATATGTGTATAGCTTGTAAAGGTACAGGAAGACAGTATTTAGGTCTATGAAAATAACACTTCAAAGCCGAAAAAGGGTTAATAGTAGGCAGACTCCAAACCAGTAACCCTGCGACTCAATAAGAGGCAAAACCCACCACTGTAAGAGTGTGTAAGCTGTTAGGGAGTCTATAAATCCAGAGTTTTATGGAGGAAATAAGCAAATGACAGAAGAACAAATGCGTCAGAGAATGAAAGAAATTGACGAAGAACGAGACAAACTTCATTCTGAACGACAGGAATATGAGAAGTATTTTTCTGATAAAAAGAGAAAAGAAGAGTTAGATGACCATAAAAATTATATTGGTAAATGTTTTATAACGTGCAATAAAATAGAAAATGAACAACATATCAAAGCATTTAAAATTATTGATATTTTAGATAGACCAAATGAAAAATATGCTTCTTGTGTTGTACTAATTGATGGTTATAGAGACTTTTGTTGGAAAGAGTATGGTATACAGATTATGACTATTGGGCTATGGACAGCGAACAAATGGAGTATGATAAGCCAAGAATCAGACCCTAAAGTAATTGATTTTTATAAAGAAATTACACAAGAAGAATTTGAACAAATGTCAGTTGAATATTTGGATAAAATAACAGATAAGATAACTAAATAAATCAAAAGCAGGTGAATACTATGAGCAATAATTTAGATTTAGGATTAAAAGATTTCTTCGTTAGTAACATGAAGAATAAACCAAGACTCAGACATTTCTTCAAGAAACTTCGTTGGGAACTAAGATATGCATGGCGTAGAGCATGGCGAGGTTATGATGACCTTGATATGATCGAGTGCTTTGAAATGTTTCGTAGAAGAATGATTAGAATTCTGGAAGATTTTATAAAACATGGAAACTCATTATTCAACATCCCCACTCAAAGCGAACATTATGATGAATTATTAAAGAAGTTCCCGAAAGGGTTTTTTGACGAAAAATATACGAAGTTAATTTGGGAAACAATGATATTTCATTTGCAGATGATGGATGACGACTATGTGGAGAAGATATTATATGGGAACAATATTTACGATGACGATTATGAGATTGGTTGTCGCAGCATAGAAGACCATAAGAGGATTGGTTCAGTGATGGAGCAGAATAAAGATGCTTTTATGAAGTTGTTTTCGTTGTTTTATTTTGATTTATGGGATTAGAAGCAAGTAGACAAACGTTAGAGGAGATAGAAGAACTATATGATAAAAGTTAATGAAAGTTTATTAAATCAATATATATTTAGCCATATTGATATGTTGAAATATGAAAAGGGAATATGTGATGATTTTATTTATATTGTAATTGGTATTGATGTAGCCAAGCAACTCATTGATAAATACAAGTTAAATTATTCGTCTTCTATAGAAGAACGACCTAAATATATGGGTTATCCAGTAGAAATTGATAGAAGAGTTCCAATGAGAGTTTCAGTTTGTGTGGAATATCCAATTCCAGTATATACAGAATTTTGAAAATAGCAATTGAATCTTGGTTTTAAGGTGGTGAAATAATGGGAAAGTATGAAACAACAATAAATACTTTAGAGCAACTTAATAGAAAAATCTATAAAGAACATTGGAATGATATTCAATTGTATGAAGACGAAGATAGTAGATATACGATTGCTCTTGATAAAGCAGAACACGCATTGACATTGTTAGACAAATTGATTGAAAGTTGTATTGCAGATATCGAATGGTATCAAGAACATGGAAATAATGAAGATTTGAGAAGAGGAATTATTGGAGCAAATAGAAAAATTTTAAATCTTTTAAGAGTAGATGGATTCTATTAAATTGGCAATAAAATAAATGATTCATAGTGAGATTGGAGAAGTAAATTATGTACGAAGGCGATGACGATTACAGAGAGCCATCTGTATGTGATGATTGTGACAGAGGCGACCATTGGGAGTGTATGTTCTGTTGTAGTAAATGCTATGAGGATTATGGTGAATGTCCTAATCCAGATTGTGACCCAATGGATACTTAAAGGAGAAGATATTATATGAAGAGAATTAGACCGATTGATGCAAGTGGTTTGATGAATCTACTTGAAAGAGAATTAGATATGAATGGCATTACCGATTGGGGTAAGGGTTATATGGACGCAATTCACGATGCTATGGAACATGTGAAATTTATGCCAACACTTGAACAGAATGAAGTAAAACATGGTCATTGGAAATTACTAGATGAATGTTCCAATGCAGGTGTCTATTGTTCTGTATGTAGCAAGAAGGTGTATAAAACCGACTATGCTAATCAGAAGATTAAATCAAAATACTGTCCTAATTGTGGAAGTATTATGGAGGTGATTTAATATATGAAACAGATAGAAAGAAGAATGAATACAGGTATAGTAATTGAGTGCGAATTAACATTAAGAGAAAAATTAAGAGTGTTGCTTTCAAAGAAATTTGCTGTGTCTGTCGATTTATTAGTAGATTCTGAAAACGGTGTTTTAGAATCAGAGCGTCCAATATTAACAAGTAAATAATATTGTGAATAAAACAATAGAAGAAATGATTTAAAGTAGAAATGGAGAAGAATAATGTATAACTTTCCATATAAATTACTCGCATTAGACGTAATAAAAGAATTATCTAAGTCTGATGATGAAGAAATTATTTGTAAGTTTGTAAAAGAATTGTGTAAGTTAAGCAAATTAAAACAGTACGAAAAGTACAAAACTCCAAGGATAGAAAAGGAGAAGTGATGCATAGGAACAATGACCTATGAAGAAAGAGTGGAAGATTTAAAAACAGAATATAACGACTTCATAGAAACAAAACGTGGGCAAGATTGGCAGATGTTTTGGAAGAGAGAAACTGGTTTTGAAAGATGTGGCGATTTTGGTGATTATCTATACGATTTTTACCCAGAAATGTTGCAGTAAATAGTCAGTTTTAAGGAGAGTTTATGAGCATAAAGAAAGAATACGAAACAAAAACTCGTACAGTAACAGAGAGAATAGTAGTAAAGGAAATTAGATATTGTGATGTTTGCAAAAAAGAGATTACAGCAGAATCTTATTGGGAACTTACTACCCACCATAATGATTGGGGTAATGATAGTATTGAAAGTTACGAGAGTTTTGATGTGTGTTCAAAGGATTGTATGAGAAAGAAATTTGAAGAATATTTAGAAGACAGTGATACAGACTATAACACAATGTTTTTTGAAGCAGCAAGAGTCTAAATAAATCCTGTGTTTTAAGGAGGAAAAGATGACGGAAAGAGAATTGATTTTAAATATATTAAATAGATTATGTAAAGATATTTACTTTCAAGACAATAAACATATTGAATTTGAGAATGGATATGGTGGAGAAAGTATTGATATTGACTTTGATGATTTTGGAAATGTTACCGGAATTGCCAGTTAGAAAGGAGAATAAGTAAATATGAACAAAGATATAGTAATTAGTGCAACATATAAAACCATTAAAGATTCTTTGGAATGGGGTATTGGAACTGCCGGCAAAGAATATAGTTACTTTGTTAATGGTATTATTACACAGACAGACGCTTTATTAAAAATTTTAGATACCCCTAAAGATCCTGAAAATTGTGAAAATAAAGAATACTGATTGAACGGGGATTTTATTTAGAAAAATGTCACGATAATTATATAGTTTTCGTGACAGGAAGGAGAAAAAGATAATGGGAATGTACGACACAATAAATGGTGAGCAAGTTAAATGCTTTCCTTGGGTTTCGTTATATCATGACGAAATCAGTTATCATGGTGGCGATTTAAAATATTATGGAATTGGAGATGAAGTTCCATACAGAAGACCACATTATAACTATGGTAAGAATTTTATTATTCTTGACTTAAATAGATATCCTGAAAGCGATTATTGTGACTATGATTATGTTTTACATGTAATTGTAGATGGTAAGGTGCAGAATACTTTCACAGATGAGATTGGCGAAATTGATTGGTCTATTAATAATCTTGTGGTTGGATATCAAGGTGAATTACTCAACATTAACAGTTCAGAAGAATTATTAGATTATATGAGAGAACAGAGAGAATATTGGACTAAATATGAAGAAGTATATAGTCATTGGAATGAGCTGTTCAAAGAATCAATGCAATATTTTACAGGTCTTGGATTATTAGATAAGGATTCAGAAGAGAAGAAATTCCGTCATGCCAAATTAGATGAAATTCATAAACTTATGGACGAAGAAAAAGAGAAGATTAAACCAGAGGTAAAAGTTTTAGCGGATAGATATTCAAAGTGGTATGTAGATACTTCTGATATTGATGACTTAATCCGTCTTGGAGATTATATCAGTGCTTATTATACAGAGTTAAGAGTAGAGCGTGATTCTGCAAGAACATGTAGTGATATGATTGGTAAATTATTAAACGAAGACGACACTTTGTATGACAGATATGTTAATTGGCAAGGTATTGACGAAGATGTAAAGAAGTTTAAAGAGTCATAAAACAAACGTTTTAAGGTGGAATTGAGGTGATAAATATGATGGCTGCGATTTCAATAGACAGACATGTTGTATGTACAGAACATGATTTTAATGGAATGACATTGGAGTATTTTTGGAACTTTCTTTTGAACGAATATATTCCTGCATATAGAGATGAGTTGACAGATGAAGATATCCAACAGATACACAAAGGAATTGAAGAAAAGAAAGACCATATTTATGTTTCAGAAATTGTAAATCCTAAGAATGGAAAGAGAAGATTTAAACATAGTTTTGTTTATGCAAACCCATTTATATTTTTTGGTGAGCATCCCAAATATGAGTTTGATGGCTTTTAGAAAGGAGAATAAATGTATGGAGTTTCCTATTGAAATGTACAAAATCCGTCAGGAAGATATGAGAATTAAACTTCCATGTGAAAGATGTTTAGAGAAAGGAATTATAGACAAGTTTTGTCATAAATGTGGTGGCAATGGCACTCATCATAAGACAATTAAGGTGTGGAGAGTTGCACCTAAAACTACAACTGTTGAGAGAATTGATAGAAGTTCAAAAGATTCTTTTTATCATAGTACACAGACAAGTTATGAAGGTGGTCTGAGATACTGGACAGGAATGAGTGAATTTTACAATGAAGCAGATAGATATTTACATTTTACTAAGTCGGATGCACAGAAAGAGTGCGACAAGAGAAACGAAATATTGCTGATATTTTAAAAATCGCAGAGTCTAACAAGACAAAGAAGAATAATACTGTAGATGTTGATGAATTAGAGAGAAAACTTGAATTAGAAAGAGCGAGAAGTAGTTTTTGGAAGTGTAAAGCAAATGGTGAAAATCCTGTTATTCTTGGTTCAAGGGAATCTATTGAGTATATTATGTCTTAAATCTGGGGTTTTATCGAGAAAATTGAAAGGAGATACAAATGTTTAAGAAAATTTTAGAAGCAATTAAAGAAGTAAAGTCTGACATGGGTGTTTACTACCGTGAAATAAGTAAAGGTTTTATTGATGCACGAATAGAGAAGAAAACATTAGATAGTTTAGCAGACTCATTACAGTATTATGCTAATCTTTACAATCAAACATTATCAACAACTTTTGAAGAAAAAGATAATGCTTTTGAAGCTGTTGTGTTTGTTCCATACAGAGGTAGACCAGTAGTATATAAGGACGGAAAGAAGATTAGTACAGATATAATGAGTGGTTTTGATGTGGATTGGTCATGGGATAGAAAGACAGAAGTAACTATCAGGAACGAGTAAAATCCTGTTAAAATTTCGGTTTCATCGGATAAATAAAGCATTTGGCGGTGCTTAAAAGTATTAAGAAGACTAACAAACATATTAACACAAATCAAAAATTCCAAAAATAAAAAGAGAATAAATAGATAGGAGGCAAGAGTTGATGCATCGTAAAGAATATTCTATCTCCTATTACAAATGGCAAAAGTTGAAAATGACAAGTATTATACACCAATATCACTTGCCAACTATTGTTGGGACAAAGTGTTTGAAGTGATTGGTGAACAAAACATTTCAGAAATCATTGAGCCAAGTGTAGGTAATGGTAGTTTTCTTCATCATGAAGAACAATTACCACACTTTGCCTATGATATTGAACCAGAGTGTGAGTCAAATTTCACACAGATATTTAAGAAAGATTATCTTGCAACAGACACTACATATTTAGGGGGAAGATTAGTTATAGGTAATCCACCTTACGGTAGATGTATGAATATGGCACAGAAGTTTTACAAGAAATCTGTTGATATTGCAGACCATATAGCATTTATTCTTCCGATTAGTCAGTTGAACAATACAAGGTCTATGTATGAGTTTGACTTAGTTTACAGTGAAGATTTAGGCGAACAATGGTATTCAGATAGAAAATTACATTGTTGCTTTAATATCTACACTAGACCTCAAAGTGGTGAATTGAATAAAAAACCATCTGCAAAATTAAAGGATATTACAATCTATCGGCAAGATAGTAAAGGCTATGATGATAGAGATTTTGATATTCGTATGTGTTATTGGGGCGATGGTAGTGCAGGAAAGATACTTAAAGATGGTGAACATTATTCTGCTGAGTACAAAATCAAAGTTAATAACAAAGAAAAGAGAGAAGAAATTATTAATGTGTTATCTACATTTGATTGGAAAGAGTATCTGAATTGTATTGCAATGAGAAAAATTCAACAGTTTCACATTGTAGATGTGCTGAAAAGTAATGTAGATGACATTGAATAAAGCAATAGAATAAATCTTTTATTGACATTCTGCAAAGCCCCTATTTATAAGGGTTTCAGAAATCCAAAAGTAACAAAATCGGCAAAAATAAGCAAAATTGCCGAAAATGCAAGATTCGAGTCTCAGAACCCTTTATTTATAAGGGTTTCAGAGGTCGAAAACGGCAATAAAACATTGATTTTAAGGTGGAAATTAAACAGAAAAGGAGAAGTAATACATGAAGAAAAGAATTTTAACAATGTTATTAGTAGTCGGTTTGGTGGTGGCTACACTAACTGGATGTACAGAAGCAGAAAGAGCATCATACAATCTTTCAAAACAAGCAGATTATTTCAATATTGTAAGACAGTTGACAGTAATCAACTGTATTGAAGGGGATGTTCTCTTTCAGATGACAGGAAGAATGTCAATCACAGCAGATATAGAAGATAATCAGCTTGAAGTTATTGTTGAAGATGGGGGTACATATGTAAAACATTTTGTTGGGTTAAGTGATAATGTAACTTATATTATTGAAGATCTTAATCTTGGTGCAAATGATGTGTCAAAGTATAAATATACACTAAACTTCAATCCTAACATGTGGATTCCAGTAAATGTAGAAATGATTGATTAAAAAGCAAAGGAGACAAAGTTATGACAAGAGAAGAAAAAATGAACAAGCGTAGAGAAGCAGGAAAGACTTATTCTTACAAGCCAAATCCTTACGAGAAGGATACTGATGAATGGAGAAAAGAGCAGAGAATTAGAGCAAGTAAGAATATTTCTTGCAAAACTCCATATGCAAAGTGGATAAGCGACATGGCTAAGTTAGATAATCAGCTTGACAAAGAAAGAGCTGAGAGAGCCGAAAAGATTAAGAATAAAAAGGTGGCGAGAGGTTAATGTCTGTATGGATAACCGGTGACATACACGGCAACCCCACAAGACTAAGCACAGATTCTTTCTATGAGCAGAGAGAGTTTAGTGGGAACAAAGATGAGAATATAGTTATAATTCTTGGTGATTTCGGACTTGTATGGGATAGAGAAGAAAGTAGTAGAGAAAAATATTGGCTTAAATGGTTAGAAGATAAGCCATTTACAACAGTGTTCGTTGATGGCAATCACGAATGTCATCCAAGACTTGCTGCTTACCCGGTTAAAGAGTGGAATGGTGGACTTGTAAATGAGATTAGACCACATGTGTTGAGATTGCAAAGAGGAGAAGTATTTAATATAGAAGGAAAGAAGTTTTTCGCATTCGGGGGCGCATCCTCGCACGATATCTCAGACGGCATTATTGATTATGAAGATGAAGGCTGGAAAGATAAAGCAAGAGCCTTAGAGAAAAAAGGTAAATATATGTATCGCATTAAAGGTTTAACGTGGTGGGCAGAAGAATTACCAACAGACGCAGAGATGCAGAACGGCTTAAAAAACCTTGAGAAGAATAATAACTCTGTAGACTTTATTATTACTCACAGCCCGTCAGCTAGTGTAATCGCCTTACTAGGACACGGATTGTACAAACAAGATGTTTTAACTAAATACTTGGAAAACATAAGACAACGTACAGAATATAAAAGACACTTTTTCGGGCATATGCATGTAGATAGAGCAGTAAATGATAAAGATATTGTCTTATATGAACAGATAATTAGAATTTTATAACTATTCAGACAAAACGATGTTGGCGCATCGCTGAATGGAGAAGTATTAAATAGACAAACATAACACAAGAGAATCTTAAAAATTCCATTGATTTGAAAATTGAATACGTTTGTTTGTAAGGTGGCAAAACAGCACACCTTGGGCGAGTGCGCTCTAAATTAGCTGTTTGTAGATAGATTTTACATAAATTTATCCCTAAATTCCAGTTCCAAAAGGACTGTTAATTATAAGTTATTTAGTTAGTTATTAAAAATTTTTATATTACAAGGAGGCTATTAAATGGCAACAGAAACAAAGAAAAAAGGATTAGGTTTACCACAGACAAGAGGTTCTTTTCAGGCAAGAGGAAAGGTATCTGGAACTCAGAGAGATAATTTCTACACTGAGAAGCTTACAAAGACAGACAAGCCTTGGCGTTCAGTAGCGTTTGGCGTTCAGTTTGATGAAAATTCAACTGTATTCGTTAGCTTAAACGGTATGGAGAGAGATTCTGTTTACTTTAGCAAGAAGGAAGATAACAAGACAGTTACTAAGGAAGTTCCTTGGAAGGACAGATTCACATTTGCAGAAAAGGATTACAACCTTATCGGTGTAAATGTTGGTGTTACTAAGACAAAGGATGCAAAGGGTAATGAAGTAAACGATAAGAAGCGTTTGACTGATTATGATGCTTGTAAGGAAATCGGAGATAACCTTTCTGATGACAAGACAGTATTTGTAAAGGGTACTATCGAGTTTGGTTCTTACAAGGAAAAGCACACAACTAAGTTTGTTCCTTCTCAGGTATCTCTTGGTAAGGACATTGATTTTGAAGCAGAAGATTTTAAGGCATTAGCAGACTTTACACAGGTTATTGTATTCACTGGTATTACACCAAACGAAGACAAGACAAGAGCAACTGTAGCTGCGAAGATTGTAAATTACGATTCTGTTGAAGATGCTGAATTCATTATCACAGATATGAACCTTGCAAGAGTATTTAGCAAGAACTTAAAGCCTTATTCAAGCATTAAGGTTTGGGGAAATATCAGTGTAGAGAAGAATACAGAAGAGGTAACTACATCCGATTGTTGGGGTGCTGAAAACAACATGGATAAGGTAAATGCACCTACTATTAGAGAGTTAGTAATTACGGGAGCTGACCCTGAGACTATCGACACAACTACATATACAGAAGCAGAGATTGATAAGGCAATCGAAGCTGCAAAGGCATCTAAGAATGCAGAGAAGGACTTTGGTGGTTCTACTGAAGGTTGGGGAAGTGTAGAAAACTCTGGTGATGATAGCGAGGATTGTGGCTGGTAATTAATGAGTGAAATTAAAAACAATAGAGTTGGCGAAGTGTCATACACAAAGTATGGCACTAAAGCCATCATTGTAGAATACAAAAGCAACAAAGATGTGGTTATAGAGTTTCAAGATAAACACAAGTATAGATATTCGGTAACTTATTTGAATTTTAAAAATGGAACAATATTAAACCCATTTGATAAATCTGCATATGGAATTGGATATATTGGAATTGGTAAATACACCAATATATCCAAATCAAACAAAGAAATTTATCATTGTTATTCAATTTGGAGAAAGATGTTTGAAAGATGTTATACAACCAATATTAGGACTAATAGACAAAAAACATATGAAGATTGTTATGTATGTGAAGAATGGCATAATTTTCAGAATTTTGCGGATTGGTATATGAACAATAAATATGAAGTACAAAACGAAAAGTTATGTATTGATAAAGATATATTGGTTCATAGCAATAAAGTTTATTCACCAGAAACATGTTTGTTAGTACCAAATAGAATAAATTCATTGTTTGCAAAATCATATGCGATAAGAGGTAATTTGCCAATTGGAGTTACTTATTATTGGTATGACAATTCTCGTTACTTAGCAAGTTTGAAAATAGACAATAGAAAAACATACCAAATTGGAATTTTTGATAACCCAATGAGTGCGTTTGAAGCGTACAAGAAAGAAAAAGAGAAGTATATAAAGGAAGTTGCAGATAGTTATAAATCTGTTATTCCAACAAAGGTATATGATGCAATGTACCAATATGAAATATTA